CCACCGTGCTCCCGGACGGGATGGCCTTCGTGATGCCGTTCACCCCGCGGGTCACCGTGGCTGTCTGGCTGTACGGTCCGCCCCCTGAGCGCGCACCCATGGCGGTCACGGTCATCACCTCGCCGGCAATCCGTACGTCATAGGGGACCGCGGTGGTGGACCACTGCTCCCGGACGTCGGAGATGGAGAAGGAGATGGCCGTGTCGTTGTCGTCGTAGGCCGCGCCCGTGGTGGTGTACTTCGGCGCCCATCGGCTCGTGGTGGCAAACGTGGTCGAGCCCCACTGGCCCACCTGATACGGCCCATTCGGCACGGCATTGAAGACCAGCGTGCGGGTCTTGTTGCCCAGTGTCTCTGTGTAGCCCACCACCAGCTCCACGGCATCGTCCGGGCCACCTGCATACAGCGGGAGGTTGACCAGCGCCACCGGCCGGCCGATGTCCAGGGCGGCCACCTTGGCGGAGAGGGTGGCGTCGGCCAGCAGCGGCGCACGATGCAACTCCACCTGGATGGAAGGCTGGCGCAACTCGTCCCAGGTGCCGAGCAGAACTTCGCGTTGTGCCATCCCCAGCAGTTGCGTGTCGCTGGACGCGCTGCGCGGGATCGTCACGTCGTAGGTGCGCCCGAGATCCGTGGTGGAGTTGACGCCCTCGGTCTTCACATACCGGTCCGAGCCGCCACCAAGGCGGGTGATCGTCACGTCATTGCGGAAATCGCGCAGCTCCCGCGGCGTCAGCCGGCCGGACAGGTGCTGAGCTGTGTAGTCCAGTTCCGGCCAGGAGCGATTGAGCATCGAGTAGTAGGAGCGGATGCACAGGCCGAGCTTGTCGCGCGGGGCGAACAGGATCCCCCCGTCTGCATCGGCGCACTCCTGGAGCAGATCGGTCAGGGTCAGCGTGGACTGGACGCCCATCAATGAGCTCATCGTGTCGGTGAGATTGAGCAGCCGCGGGCCGATCCACCAGAACGGCACCTGCTCTTCCGCGCACAGCCGGACCGCACGGTCGTGCGCGCTCTCGTCGATGTAGCCGTTGGTGGAGCCGTAGAAGTCAAAACCGGTGAAGCCGATGTCGGAACGGGCCAGTGCCACGTGAGCCAACTGCAGAGTGTCTTTGCCGGTGAACGGGAAGCTGATCCAACTGCGGGGCTTGCCGAATGTGCCGGAGAAGGAGCCACTGGTGCCGTACAGCACCGGCGCACCCACCTGATACCAGCCCCACTCCCAGGTGATCGTGCCGCCGGACTGGGTGAGCTTGAGCCGCATACCGATCGGAGTGGTCGGTCCGCCACTGGCGCCGAACGAGGTGTTGGAGTTGACCAGGTCCGTGTAATCCGAGTTTTGGATCTTCAGACGGTAGTTGGTGGCAGAGCAGGAGATGACCGCTCGGTACACGGATCCACCGGTGTAGTAGGTGTTGAAGAACTCCACCTCGCTACCGGGCAATGTCCCGAACTGGAAATACCAGAGCGCGTACGCCGTGCTGGTGGCCGCCTCGGTGAACTCGATACTGCCGGACGCGTATCCGGTATCTCCGGTGAAGGTCAGCCCGCCAGCCGTGCCGGGCAGATCGGCGAAGGTGCCGAACGCGCCGTCCACCAGGAAGCCGTTCTGCCCGACGTGGGCGCCGATTCGATCAGTGGCGGAGAAGTCATCTTCCATCGGCCAGTACCCGTCAAGATCGTACTGGGAGAGATTGCGGAAGATCGGTGACTTCAGCGGCTTCTGGCCGGTGGTGAGGCGTTCCACCACATCCGAGGCATTGATGTTCACATAAACGTCATTGCCCGTCGGATCCCATTCTGACGGAAACTCCGGAATCTCCGAATGAAACCGATAGTCCGCATCCGTGATCTCCGCCGATGCGGTCAGCGTCCAGGTGTTGGGAGAGGTCAGGCCATCGGACCATGACGTGGTGCCGCGCGCCTGCGCGGTGGCATCCATCTTCGCCACCAGCGTCCCGCCGATCCCGCTACGCAGCTCGAAGGCGTAGATCTTCCCGCAGAACGGCTCCGCATTGATGTTGCCGAGCGTGGGGCGGTCCGCCCCCTCCGAAAGGGTGCCGACCTCGAGATTGGCCGTACTGGAGAAGATGCCAGCCGTGCCGGACTGGATCACCGTACTGCCCAGTTGTGTCCAGGTACCGGAGATCGTGTCGGAAGTGTAGAAGGTGCATGTGTTGCCGGCGGCGCCGTTGTTCACGTCCAGCGTGGCCCGCAACGCCGTCCGACCCAGGCCGGTGATCGCCACCGTGGAACGGGCGAACAGCCGGCCACCCGTGGTGCCGTCCGAGGACCAGAAGAACACCAGGATGCCCTGCTCGTTGACGGTGAACGCCCAGGATCGCTGATTGCTCGCCGTGCTGTACTTCGCGGCCAGGATCTGCCCGCACCGGCCCCGCCAGTCGTCCGCCTCGCAGTCGATGCGCACATCGATGTCACCGGTGATGTCCAGGCTCGCCTTGTCCGCGGTCCACGCCCGCGCCCCGTCGTAGACACCGGTGTCCACGACAGAAGTGTCCGTCAGCCGCAGGCTGGTAGTGCCGGTGGCCACCGAGCACCGATGCGGAATGTCCCGCGGCAACAGCTTGTAGTACGGCGAGAGCGGATTGCGGTTGGCGTACCGGCCGTCGGTGTTGTCCAGGTAGAAGGACACGGTGCCGGCACCGAGTTGCGCCTGCTGGCTGGAGTAGCCGCGGGTGATGGTGATGTCCCGGCTTCCGCCGCGGGTGCCGCCGCCGTCGGCATCACTGGCGGTGACGTCCACCCATTCGCCGTCGATGTAGAGCTCGTTGCGGATCGGCGTGACTGCGGTGTACGGCCAGGCCATCAGCGCCCCCACGCCGCTTGCGCCGAGCCGCCGAAGCGGCGGTCCACGATCTCCCGCTGTGGATCGAGCAGGCGTTCGGCCAGGATGCGCCCGTCCAGCATCAGTTGCACCACCAGCGGTTGCCGGCTTCCGCCGCCCTGGCCGGCCATCCGCATCGAGTCCGGGTTGCTCCATACCCGGCCGCCCGGCTTCACCTCGGCGAGCTCCGGGCCATGCTCACCGACCCAGGTCAGGCCATTGCGAATGCCACCGGACGCGGCGCCCACGATGCCGCCCGCGGCACGCCGGCCCAGGATCCGCCCGACATCGCCGGCCACCTGACCGACCACGGAGAACACCTGCCGGATCCGGACGGTGATGTCCACGTCCCGGTCCATCTTGCGCAGCTCTTCGTTCACCCGGTTCTTGAACTGCGTCACCTTGCTGGCCGCGGTCTGAAGCTTCGGCCCGAGGCCGGGCACCCAGCCGAAGGCCGCCGCGGCGGCGCCGGTCACGATCTGGAAGAAGTTCAGGAAAGAGCGGATCAGCAGGATGATCACCGGCCGGACGGCGGCATACATGTTGGTGAGCACGGCCACCAGCTTGCCGACCCCCCGAATGACCAACTGCAGGATGTTCAGGAAGTCGTTCCAGAACTGATTGGCCGCAGGGCCGCTCCCGGCGATCGAATCGAACATGTCGCCGAGCGCGTCGCCGATGCCGGGCAACTCGTCCGCGAGCGTCTTGATCAGCGGCTCGCCGGCCTCCACGAAGCGGAACAGCGAAGGCAGGAAGTTCTGGAGTCCGCCGATGATCCCCTGGCCGAGCAGATCCGCGACCGGGCCGAGCGACTCCCCCAGGCTCTTCACCATCGGCTCGATCTGCTTGAGCAGGCCGACGATCCCGCCGCCGCCCTTGTTGCCCGGCGCCAGGAAGTTCTCCAGCGGCCCCTTGAAGTAGTCGCCGAAGGACGTGAATAGATCTTTGGCCTGCGCCTTGATGCCGTTGAAGGCGGTCTGGATCCGTGGATCTTTCAGGGCCGCGGCGATGCCCACGCCGAGCGCGCCACCCGTGACGGCCACCAGCAGCGAGGAGGAAATGGCGGCGCCGAGCACGGGACCGAGCAGGCCGGCCAGGCCTGCCACGCCGGCACCCTTGATCAGGTTGGTCCAGATATCGCCACCGGAGAAGAAGGAGGTGAAGCCCTCAGTCAGGCCGCCGCGGATCTTCTCGCTGAGGGTCTTGCCGATGTCCGAGAAGCGTTGCAAAAGGCTCTTCTTGTCCACGTCCACCGTGACGTGCACGCGGTCCCGGTCGCCTCCACCGCCACCACCGTTGTTGATGGTGGTGCGGTCCCGATTGCTGTTGTTGATGGTGGTGGAGCCGTTGCGGGAGATGAACCTGCCGCGGGAGTCCCGTAGCCGCTCGTTGACGTCCACGTTGATCCGCTCGGTGATCCGTTCGGAGATGCGAGCACCGAGCGTCTCGCCGAGCGTGTCGCCCACCCGCGCAATGTTGCCGCCATTGTTGCGCGCCTCGGTCTCAAGCCGCTTGGTGAACTGCTCGTTGACATCGACGGCCATCGTGTCGCCGAGATTCCGCGCATCCTTGCGGATGGTGTCGAATACGGCTTTGGTGTCGTTCTTCGCCTTGACGACGATCAGGACTTCATTCATATTCGCTCACCTCCTGGTCACGCGGATGGGCTCGGTCGTAGACGGCGAGCAGGCGAAGCGCGCCTGCGTCCATGTTTTCGATCTCTTCGGGCAGCTTGTGCCAGCGGTCGCACAGTCCGATCACCAGTTCGGCGCGAGCCAGCTCGGCCGGCTTCTCTAGCCGACTGCCATCGGCAAGCTCAGCAGGTCCGACGGCCGACCATCGATCGATGCTTTTCCCAGGCTCTCCCCGATCTGGCCGGTCATCGCGTCGTACCAGGCCAGCACAATGATCAGCGCGTCGGCCACGTCCAGCGAGTAGAGACCTTCCAGGGTCATCGGCACGTCGAACTCGTCGCCGTCCTCGGTCTCGTCCGTGAGGTTCCACGATTCGAGCCGGGAGATGAACAGCTCGAGCAGGCCGGTCACCTCAGCCAGAGCGGCGCCGGCCCGTGCCCGGTCGGCGTCGGACGCCACTTCGAGGATCTTCCCCAGACTGACCGAGCGCACCCGGATCGAGTAGTCGGCCAGGGCGGGGTCATCGAACTGCAGAAGGAAGATCTTCCTGCGGATTTTCGGCACGTGGTGTCCCTTACGCCCAGGTCGGTACGGAGCCGTCGGCCAGGGAGCCGGGAGCCGTCCACACGAAGGAACCGTCCTGCGCCCGGTTCAACTGGTAGTCCGTGTAGAGCACTTCGCAGGCCAGGGTCTGGCCGGACACCGCGATCGTGGTGGTGCGGGCCACCGAGGTGGACGGCACGGTCTTGAAGACGGCGTGGCTCTTGCTGGCCGCGTCGTTGAACACGCCATTGGCGGTGACGGTGAAGTCGGCCAGCAGCAGCAGCCGCTCGATGGCGCTCTTGTCCAGGCCGGTCACATCCTGTACGGCGCGCGGCGTGGAGAACTGCAAACCGGTGACGTCGTTGACGATCGCGCAGACGCTACCGCCCGAGTCGTCCACCGAGAAGGTCGACCAGCCGAGGCCGGATTCCT